ATTGTGGTTCCACCTTGTATTGCTTTTCCATCTGTGTCAATATCTGCAAATGTTTGTATTTCATTAACTGAATTAGAAAAAACAACAGCATTACCGGCAGATGGGAAAATTACATTATTTGCGCTTGCAATGTCAGTGCTTTGCTTTTCTTGTATCATTTTTGCAAGTCGAATCTGATTTGCAGTAATTAATGACGTGAAAGTTCCTGAATTTTCCCAAAACGAAGCACCCCCACCGCCTGCAATTGTACCACCAACCGGATAAAATTTACTATCAGACCTTAGCTGCAACTCTATTTCGTCACCTGCTGAGGTTGTTAAATTAGCCCCTAAAACCATTTCGCAATCATCGCCCGAAGTTCCGTTTGAATCCGTAAGCTGCAAAGCCACTGAAAATATAAGCCGAATACGATCCCCATAATTAAGAAACTTTTTTGATATTGTGTTTATAGTAGTTGTGCCTGAAATGCTTATTGTATTGCCAGACCATGAAGCTTCTGCAAGCTCACCAAATCCCCATGTTGGAGTTAGATTTGTAAGATTTGCTTTAAATTGTGTACCTATCGTATTGACCGAAGCTCCAACAGTCGTAAAATCTGCACCGCCTGAATTGTCTGTTATCTCATAATAAGTTGCGGCGGTCAAATCACCTGATGTTTTCAAAGAATGAAACAAAACAAGCCCGTTCGCGCTTGCAATTGGCGTTGCATTTTCCTTAATGTAACTATATAATAGAGCTAAACCCTCTTGACTTAGAGTCCGCAATTTAGAAAGCACGTTAGGGAGTGTTATAATAGGCATCTTTATATAATTTTATAAGTTATTAAAACAAATATACTATAATTTTATACGATTGGCAACAAATCAACTAAATAAAAGTCATCGTCAACACCAAGTGAATACATTATTTCTTTATCGCGGTCTTTTGGTGTCCAAATCTTTTGAGATGTATCGGCTTGGTTAGTGTTTAAATCCGCACCATAAACGGCCATCCAATGAAATATATCTTGATGTGTAAATGCTCCATTATACCATGCGTAAATGTGAGTTTTTGCACCAGATCCGACTTCATATTTTATTCCATGCAATAAATAATTATCAACACTATCCTGTCCAATCCATCTATCGCATAACGGAAATTCATAACTATTTCCATCCGTATCATTAAATTCTAGTTGAAATAAAGTTCCATTTGCTGTAAATGTAATTTCATTTGCGCTTGCAGTTATTGCAGCCGTGGCCAGAACATTTTTACTTAATGTAGAATTATCAATATCAATAATTTCTGGTAGTCTTATTTTTGTATTTGCAAAATCAGTAATTGACAAGCAATTTGAATCTATTAATTGTCCATCTTGATTTTCGGTCAAGTCTCGAATAAGTCCATTTAACGGATTTTCAATTGCGAAGTGATTTATAAGCGTTTCACTAATCTGTAATTTAAGATCGGTATACTTTGCATCAGCAGAGTAATCGCCTGCCAACATTACACGCAAAAAGCTATTATAAGTGTCAAGCAAACTTGTATCTGTTGAGCTTATTAAGTCTTTGTTTCCTTCGCGTACTTTTTCGTTTTTTTCAACTACATTTGTTTTGCTCAAAATCGAAACACTGAAAGGATACTCATTATAATAAGTAGGTTGTCCGACTTCTAACCATTTAGCCAACGGATCAGCATCTTTGTTTGCAAGATATTTCCACGCATTAGAATATTCACTAAGATTTGGTGAAGAAAGTAGATAATAATATCTATTCGTTATTAATTCAGCCTCGTTGTTGTCAGGTGGCAAAACAGGTAAAAATTCTAAAAAAATACTATCATCTTGTGAATCACTCATAATTTTCCGAATATGAAAGTGTGAAATAATTACCTAAATTTTCGTCTCTATAAGATACCTCTGAATAATCAAATGTATCTGCAACCTCAATTTTTGTTTTTAAATATTTTGAGGCATCAAATATCATTTTACCTGTTGAGTCTGGGCGAACCTTGAAATTATGAGATTCGTTTTTTGTTTCAATCCGAACGGTTGAGAAGTAATTCTCTTTGTATTCATTTGAGTTAACAAATCCAACATCTGTACATATAGTAAAAGGAATAGGTATTACGATTGCGCTTAAATCTAATGCTGAATTATAATAAAGACTTTGTATTGTAGTTGATTCGTTTATAATGTCAGCTCCAGTTATTTCATTTATGAAATTTACATAAATGCCACCGCTAACAGTCAAATTATAATCTGCATAATTGCCACTTATTTGAATAGCTGTCAAACTGCCACTGCTTGCATAAGTTCCATTAATCTCAATATCGCGCCTCTGAAATTCAAATTCAATAAGAAAATTAACTGAGTTCCAATAACTATCTGCATTAATCGCAGTGTTTGTGAGCAAATAACCGTCCGATGTATCCGAATTATAGGCTAAATTCAACGTGACAAGTGTAAACCCCAAACTATTCGAAAGTTGTGTTATTTGATATTTTCCAACAACAGCCCCAGAAACAATAAAAATATATTGTAACAAAGCTAAATTATGTGTTTGATATTCACCATATAATTTTACCTGAACAAATCCACCATTATCAACAGTTTCAATAATTTCAAGCTTTTGAGCTTTTGGATATTTAGTAATTTCTATACTCATGTTTTGAAATTCAATAATGGAGTTATATTCGCCTCAACAATTGCTATGCCTAATCTTTTTGTGAAATCATTTATACTTTTATCGTTAATAAAATCGCTTATAGTCATACTTCTATTTCCTGAAAATCTATCATCTTTAGAATTCCATAATCTTGTGCCCTGCTCATGTATCTTTTTTGAAATAACATAAGCTAATGAATCCAAAGCTTTATCTAAGTTTTTATATTTGCCTTTTGGTACAATCTTTTTTGCAATTAGCCACCTGCGTATTCCACGAAATAAAGCACCGTCACCACCTTTTTTTGTGCGTCCTCTTCCAGTTTCCCACGCTGCGACCGTCCATTGCCACGCGCTCAATTCGCCTGAAACATAATCTGAAGCTCTATTCGTTTGCACCTTGAAAGATTTTGGTATCTTATCGGATACGTTCTGGTCTTTCTGATTAGCTCTCTGTATAATATCCTTGCTAATGTTGTTTAAATAGTCGTATATTACCTGTTCAGTGCTTACCATTATTGACAAATATTATATACGTTTTGTAATGTGAAATTAAAATTAGTGATAATTCCAGTTGGGGAAAAATCGTAATAATCTAAGTTTTTAAATTCTAAAATTTCACTTGAAATTGATACTCTCGAAACATCAATATTATTATCATCAGAACTATAATACTTTAATGCTCTCATAAACTTTAAGGCCAAATCTCTCATGTTATTTATTGCCTTGTTTCTAAAATCATCTTCTGTAATATCATTGTCTGCATAACCGATGTAATCACAAAATATTAATGTCATTCCATTTGCCGCTAAATCTACCCACCCTTGACGTTCTGCTTGTTCAGATACTCTATATTTTAATGGCTCATCAAGTATGATGCAAGGGTACATGTTTAAGAATTGTGGATATTGGTCTGTTTTCTGATTGACTAATTCGCGCTCACCATGAAAAAATATTGGCGTTATAGTAGACCAATATGAACCAACATCGACCGGGGTTAGTCCTGGGCCAATATCTACAAGTCCATACTCACTATCGAACTTTTTTGATATAGTGAAAGATTCATTTTCTACAACAGCAGAAATAAGATACTTACCTGTCAACGTATCAAAATTAAACAACTCTACTCCTATACTTCTATTTTCGTCAAACTCTATATCATATGTATTGTCTGTAAAAATGGTATATGTACCGTCTGAATTATCAGTATAGGAATTAATTAAGTCCGTATCTCTTAACGAAGCGATAATTTCCTTAATGAAAGCTACTATATCAAATGTAAATTCTATACTCATTTTCCTATTTTGTTATTTTGTTCTTGAATCATCATTTCAGATACATTTTCAGAAATCATATTTAATTCGGCTTGCATTGTCAATTCTGATAATATCCAAAAATAATTACTGTTGAAAATTTCATCCGGCTTCAAGCTTGGATATATTTTTGCAAATTCAATCCTCAATAATGTAAATTCATTCCACTTTTTTAAAATGCTGTTTGCATTTGACCTGTCATTTAGCTTTTGCCGTTTTCGCTTCCTACTTTGCGCATATGTCAATACGTTCTTTAATCTATCACAATTTAGTTGTTTTGATTGGTATTCAAGTACCTTTGCGATTTCTGAATTAAAAAAAAAGCTATTGGAACTATTTGAACAAAAGGTAAATCATTTAATTTGTCCGCTAATTTTTGATTTTTTGCGGGCTCAAACTTATCAAAAAATACAGTTTGTAAAATTATTGCAGCCAGTTTATTTGCATCCTTTATGTACTCAGAATTTAAATCTATTTGAAACTTATTAAATATTTCAATCTCTTTTTTTTCGAGTTCATCCGGCTCCGTATTATATTTGCAAACTATTTCTTCAATTTCTGGTACAACAGCAACTGAATAAGCTGCATTTAATATTTCCTTATAATTTTGCAATTGGCCTACAGATAAGTTAAAATTTAATAGGCTTTTTGGAATATTTATCTTTGATTTTTTCGTGATAAATTCTTTTCTAAATATCTCAAATATTGATTTACTTATCTCTACATATTCAGGTATCGGCTGTTTCAATAATTCAAAATGTTTCCAGAAACCTAAATGTTTAATTATGTCAGCTGGGCAATTCATTGCGTCTGAATAATCACAACCTAAAACAATAGAAATCATTAAAACCTCATCATAAGTGCCTGTTTTCGCGGCTTCGCTTTCGGCTTCCAAAAGCTTAATGAATTTGTCCTTAAAGTCAATGAACTTTATTTTTTTAATGTCCGTTTCGTAACTGTAATTCTTTCCGCTTAATTCTATTTTTTTCATATTCCAATTTTAAATATTCTATTTTGATACTTTGCCCAAATCATAGCCTTCATCAAACAAGTCCTTTTTCTCTAATTTAGTAATCCGTTCGCTATGATTAGTCACTTTGCCTTTTATGCAATCAATTTCATTATTGACATGTTTGCGCCAATGAGCATAACCGATAATTTTCCGATCAATGTTTGTCGTACTTTCATTAAGCTTTTCAATCGCTCTACTTAGTTCATTTATATTTTTATACTGCTGTCTGAATAAAATAATCATAATACCTGTAAATGAAACAAATCCAAAAACGAACTGTATGCTTATACTTAAATCAATTGTCATTAGTTCCGTTGTTATCTTTTTCAGCTTGTTTTTTATCTTCTTTATTTAACTTTATCCAAATTGATGCGGTGTACCAAAATATCCAAGCAACAACTGAAAAAAAGATTACATTTAATATTATTTGCATCGTAGTAAATTAAATTATAGGTTAAAGCTGTTTGAATGTTGCAATTTTGTAAAATACCAATCTGGATAAGTGTCTGCAACATCTTTGTTTTTCGTTGTGATAAAGTTGTATGCCGACGGGTATATTTTAGAAGATTCTAATAGCATATTTGTCATCTTACCGCCTGAATTTCTACAAGGATAAATACTATTTGAATTCTTATATTTATTGTAATAATTTGGGGTGTATGATTGTGATTTATTTATCGCAATGTAATTATAATCTAATCCGTACAGCTTCAAACCTTTGTTGAATGAATCATTCATTTTTCGAGACTCCAAGGCGAAAACACTATTAAGATTTTGCTTCTTTGATTCGCCGGTAATAGTATCAGTACTTACATTTTGCTTTTTGTATTCAAAAAACATGAAGTATTTGAGCATGTTTTTCAACCCAAGCCATTTCAATATCAAATCGCTACCATTATATGAAACCGTAAAGTCAGCACCATCGCGCAAATCTACCCATTTTTGTTCAGGCGAGCCTCCATCAATTGCGGCAATAAATAACTGGTACAAATATTCACCTAACAACTTTTGCAAATATGTTTCCTGATATTCAGTTACAATATTATTGAAGTCAACCGCTTTGCTGTCATGTATTGCAAGCTTAAGCGTGCCTGTCATGTCTGATTTAGAAATTAAATTGACCATTATTTCGAATTAAAGAATAAAGCAATTAAAATTAATTGTACCGAAAAGTCTATAAAAAAGTAGGATAAGATAATTAGTGAACTAAATATAATTAGTCGTTTATAATTATCAATACTTTTTTTATTTCGTACTCAATATCGAAACCTATTTCTTTTGTTTTCATTTCTTCTTTCGTTGCTTCTACTATTTTTTTTGCTCTAATTAAGTCAATAACCATACTTCTTTTTTGTTTGAAGTACCCGCCTTTGTTTGTTTTCCACCAAATTTCCGGTTCGGGTGCTGGTCGTGTTTTTTTTATTCTTTTATTTCCGTATGTCAATAATTTCCAATCAACAGAATTGAACATTTCAACTTGCTTCGAATCGCTCCTATGCTCCTCAAAATGTATTGCTTTTTTCTGGTCGTATTTATCTGATATTTTAAATTGGCCTTTCGTGTGTGCCAAAACAATCCTTGGTACTTTTTGTTTGTGCGCTGCAACTGCTAAATGAATATCTTTCATCCTTGGATAATTGATATAATCAACATCCGACAATTTGAACTTAAAATTATCTACATGGAAACACATCGCACAACCTGCAACGATATGCGTAAAGCGGTCGCGTTGCAATGTTTGGTCAATAGGATGCAATGTTGAATAGCCATGATAGTATGATTTTACTTTCCCCTGATAAATTCGGCCATGATACCCTACCGCACATTTATTGTCATAACGCTCACACGCTTTTGTAATTTCAGAAACAAAGTTTTCCGGATAAATCAAATCATCATCGCAACTAATAAAGTACCCTTTCGCTTCGTGTGCTTTGTAGAATCCTCCAAAATCTGTTAAGTCTCCAATTTCTTTTTCAGAAAAATAATATTTTAAATTATCGTTATTGTCTTTCAAGTAATGCAGATAATCAGGAATATCACCTTCAAAGTTATTGAAGTAAACATAAATATTATCTACTTGATGAATTAACGATAATAAAGCCTCTTCTAAAGCTTTTTCGCGCTCTGGCATTGTTGCAATTCCTATTGTGGTTGACTTATTCATATCGCTGTTGTAGTTAATGGCCTTTTCTTCCTATGTTCGGTGTGCATTACGCTATCATGTGTACCGTGTCCAAGTAATGAATCTTTGACCATGTAAATTCTATATCCTTGCTTTAATATCCGTTGTGTGACTTGTTTCCCGACTCCAGAACTTATCTGATTATGTGTATTTTTTGTTTCAAAAATATAATAATCAAGAATATCCATGAACTTGCTTGTAGCTACGAAGGCATTATCTACCCAATTTGACAAATAAACCTCTCCTGCATTTATGTTTTTTCTCATTCCAGACCAAGCAGGCTGTAATTGCATTTCGTTTAATGACAATAAATTTAAACAAATCTTTTTATCATTATTGATATTCTCATATATGCTAATTGCTTTATCGAAAAAAGCAATACATAATGTTAAATCATCAGAAATTTGAAAAATATAATCGAACTGTATTTTTTTTGCATTGTTAAAAAGTAGGTTGACAATTTTCCAGAAACCTAATTTCGTTTGATTCTCTTTTATTTTAGAATAATGGTGCTCTTTAAATTGTGATTGCAAATAATTCTCAACACCTTTATAATTTTTTTTGCTCCCATCATTTACACAAATAACTGCAATTGTATATTTGTGTGAATAACTGTTAATTTGTTTTAACAACCTAAGTAGCATTTCAGGGCGATCATATGTAGGTATTAATATTAATAATTTATTCATTTATTTTTCGTATTGCAAATGATAAATGTCTCTGTGTTAGCATGATGTAAATAAAAATGTTGGTGTCCTGTTAAATTGTTTTCCTGAGTACTTATATCCGTAGTTTTCGAGTATTTCGTTTACTTCGTCAAAATCGCCATCGGCCTCAATAAAAATATCTGGTTTATGTTTTAATATTGTTTGCTTTGCTCCTTGCAACATTGCTTTATTTGCACCCTCAATGTCAATCTTAATCAAATCGAGTTTATCAAATTTATATGAATCTAATTTTACAACTTGAATTTCATAGTCTCCTTCATTATCTATTTTGGACATCCCGGCATTAACATTCAAATCAGAAAGTTGCATTTTGGTTTTCTTCTTACGATTACCTAAAGCAACATTTTCTACATCGCAAATAATATCAAAATCATTTAGAATTATTTGCATATTAATACACTCAAATAATTCTTTGACAGGTTCAAATACAAGTACATTACGAGCATTCATAACACCAGCAAAAAATAAAGCATGATTACCAACGCATCCGCCAACATCAATGATGTTCATGTTTTTTGGATAGTTTTCTTCAATATATTGTAACATACTTGCTTCATAGAAAACACCTTTTGCCCAATGCTTTTGAATATGTTCGTTTTCGTTTATTGGCTCAACTTCGAAACTATTATCTTTATATTTTATTTGCATGACTAAGTTTTTTTTAAAGCCCCGAACAAGTCCGGGGCTAATTGGATATATAAAAATAGAACTACGAAGCTGCATTTAGGTCTGTGATTGCCTGAGTAATATCAGAAATCCAAACAGTTGCACCAGTTGCAGCCGTTCGAGGTGCGTTGAGTGCTCTCATTGTGAATCTGAATGTTGGCATGCGCTTTGTAAAATCGTTTGTCTCATCATAATTCATTGCCATTTCAATCTGTGTTCTGGTAACAACAGTTACTTCATCAGATTGTGCAATGATAGCAGTATTTACAGTTACTTTCTTGCTCTTAGCAACTCTAAGGCCTGCCATAGCAACAAGTACACCACCAACAAATACAAGCCTGCGGTCATTTACTGAGTCCGCATCTGCGTTCTTTTCGGCTTCCAAACCACGTACATCAATAGGATTCAAATAAACCACATCTGGCTCATAATCGGCATCTATTGCTTTACCTACGGACAGAGCAACAACGTCAACAATTGTATTAGCTGCACCAAGTCCGGCAGGTATTAGCCCACTATCTGCACCTGCAAAATCAATAGTAGCTGACCAAGTTGCATTTGCTAAACCAACAATTCCTGCTGTTTGGTCGGTTTCAGTTCCTAATACTTTCTCATCAAGTTCACTCATGATATTATTAGGTACTCTTCTGTTCATTTCAGCAAGGAAGCGCGGGAAATCAGAAATAAGCTCCTCCGTTGTTTTGTAATGAGTTCCAACTGTCCAAGTTTCGAACCTTACAAGTTTGAGCAAGAATGAACTTTGAGCGTTGGCAGTTTCTTCGGCAACAACATCAACACCATTTACTTCTGTATACTGAACTAATACACCATAATTATCAGTATTAATATTTTCAGTATCAAAGACATCAATTACATGAACGTTATTAGTTAATGGAATTTGAGAAAGACGTGGAGAGATTGCAATTAGAATACGGTCGGCATCGCTACCCATCGTATTTGTAATGCTTTGGTCTGCAACTGCCTTATTTGCTCCATTCTCTTTTTTAGCAAAAATAGTTCCGTCTGGCAAATCAAATTTCCATACTTGACGCTGGTTGTTGAGGTCAATAGCAACTTTTTCAACTTCCTTATTTGTGTTATTTCCGATAAGAATAGTTTCCTTTCTTGCCATGTCAGCACCACGAAAAGCATTTTCCATCGCATCAATAAAAAATACAGGTGCTTTTGCTTCGGCACTTTCTCTATTGCCTTTAATGCTGTTTATTGTGTCGCCTTGATTCTTTATAATTTCGCGCAACTCATCGGCTGCAACAACAGCTTTATCAAGTTCTATTTTGACGTTTGCAAGTTCCTCTTTTGATGTGAAATTCTCATTTACCATTTTGGTAATTTCTTCGAATTTCTTATTTACATCTTCCTGTTTCAAAGTGCCATCTTTCAGCCCTTTGATTTGTTCTGTTACTTGAGCTTTAATAGTGTCAAGCAATTCTTTTTGTGCTAATTCTTGTTCTGTCATTTTATTACAGTTTAAAATTTGTGTTTAGAAAATTATAATCAATATGAGTGTCGCTTGACGGCTCATTATTTTTGTCGTGAGTGAATTGCTCCGGCTCAACTTCTTTTGTTTCGTTAAATTCTGGGTAAATCATTTCAGTAGCATCATTTGAACCTCTTATTACCATGCTACCCTCTCCTGCTATTTTAGCTTCTTCGACACCAAAAAAGAAACCTTTATTCTCCACATAGTCTCTATTTGCAATATCCTTTATTTTTGATTCGTAATAATCGCGCTGTACTACATGCCTTTTCTCATTAGAGTTCATTCCTAATTTGATTTTTACATATTGCATTGCCACAGAACCCTGTATATCTAATTTTTCTGCTATTACTTTTCTTGCAGCTTCATTTCTTATGCTCGATTCTAAAAATTTAAACATCAATGCCTGCGTTTGTCCTTTGTAATCTTTTCCTACAAGTGTCCAATCAACAAAATCAGTAAAAGCTTTTAAGTCGGTACGCCAAACGATTAAATCAGTAATTTTAGAGCTATGACTGTCAACATAATCTATTCGCCCAACCTGCTCTTTAAGTGATTTTTTAAATAAATCATCAAAATGAACATCGTCATGGCTATCCATGTACCTTGTTGTATTGATAACTGGGTATACGTAACCTTCTTCAAACTTTAAAATTTTGCTTGTAGTGTCAGCTTTTGGCATAAAATTAATGTTCGATATTTGAGCTTTATTTATACTATTGTATCTTTTAGAGCATTTCCATTTAATCAAAATTTGTTCATTTGCTAATAAAGCATTAAACATGTCTTTTTGATTATCGAAACTTTTGTTAAGTGAGTGACAGTATATCATTTTAGTATAATTTTACCTGTTTTCGCGGCTTCCATTTTATATTTTTGTGTAAGTAGCATTTGTTTATGTGATTCCCATTTGTCGGAGCACAAACTTAATGCTTCGTTATGATTAGCACCATAATTTTTAAGTTCGTTAATAGCTCTAATCATGTAGCTATTCCTATTTTCTTTATGTTGTGGTGTTGGTGCTTTCATCTTGTTTGTATTTGTTGAAATCTGAATTATTAACCGTAGGCATACTCATCATTGTAAGCCAATCATTTTTTGTAATTAATCCTTTATCGTACATTATATTTGCCGTATCGTTTTTTGTTTTGGCCGTGTCAGCATTCAATTTTTCATCTTCTTTGAGTACCGCAACATGTGAAAAATCTGGTATTAGTTTTTTGTTTTGTTCTTTTAAATAAAAGAAATTTGTTAAAGAATCGGCTAAATCTATTGATTGTGGAATTAATGCATTTTGGTATAATTGCTTGTCAGCTTCTCTTTGATTTGAAAATGTAGCACCCTCTCCAGAATTCAATAACAG